TTCCGAATGGTTGTCTACCGATTTCATCAGACAGATAAGATGAAGCCATCAAAGTATGAATGCCTCCACTTATCTTGCGAAGAAAGTTTTTTTTGATATCGGTAATTGTGACTGACATTTTGTCTTAAAATATAATTTCTGTCCACAACTTAGGTATTTAAAGTTTTTATTTGAATACTACTTATGAGTGAATTCAAAGACGATTTACACGAAACAAATAAACTTATCCGAGAAGTTATTCTTCCCCACATGGTCAAGCTTGAGATGGAGATTGCATCCTTACGTAAACATGTATGGCCCTACGTCCAGGCGAGAAAGGAACAGTTTATACTTAATGATCTTGAATCAAAACGAGAATTTTTAAAATTTTTGGATGAAGATACAGTTTTGGAGTTATTGAAACTAAAGGCAAAAATATCATCATCGAGTTTTGAATTACATAAAAGAGAATATGATCTTACAAAAAATTTTTGTTAGTATATATTAAAAATGAAACCTGCTCTCGCCATCACATTACTCGTTTTGGCTATGATGTCATCAGGAGTTGCAGCCTTAATTGTTTTTGCTTCAAAGGATGACGAGATGATTGGTCCCAGTGCGGGTCCCAGTGCGGGTCCCAGTGCGGGTCCCAGTGCGGGTCCCGCACCCGTAGAAGAATCATCCCCAGACAGTGAAGATACCCCTACCACAGAGGGATACAAAATTAAGTATTCGGATTTTTAAATATGTGTATACATTAAATGCTTCCTATCTTAATGATACCCGGGGTTTCTGATCTCCTTCCATCTATCCCAGGGATGGATTTACTACCAACTACTTCAGAGATGTATAATGTCAAAACACCATTGCGTCTTTCGACGATTGGTTCGTTTGTTTGTTGTATGTTTATGTTTGTCAATGTTATTCAAAAGTTGGGTCCTCTCCCCAAGGGTCCACCACCAATGATGGCGATGCTCCTAGGTGCTTGTGTATGTTCTATATTTTCAACGGGACGTATAGGCTTTGATATCAAGAGGCGCCTTGCTCCAGAAAAAAAATAAAAAAACTAAAGTAAAATATGGTTGATCCAGCAACTGCAACTGCTGCGACAAAAGCTACAATTGACATCACTAGTGTGGTATTTGATAGTTCTATCGGTTGTTGCACTGCACCGTGGTTTCGGGGCAGTTGTGTGAAGGGTGGTGGAACAGCTTATTGCCATAAATGTGGGTATCATTATTGTCGGTATCACTACCCTGTAAACAATTATGGTCTACAAGGTGGTCATGTTTGTTCATGAGTATAAAGAATTTACTATTATAAATAGTAAATGGTTGGTAAAAATAAAAATGAAGTTTCAACTCGTCTCACACCTGAACAGTGTCTACAACAATCAATGGATTCTCGTGTAGATGCGATGAACAAATCTCTTGGGGGTGAGAGGGTTCGTTACAGGTCTTCGAGAAACCCAGATAGTTTTGTATCCTTTTTGGAGGGTCGTCTAGAGATTTGGGATGAAGTGAAGGATAAAACCTTCCACGGTACAAGGATGTATGAGAAGACTAAGGAAATCCTTGAGTCAAAAAAATTTGGGGTTGAATAGAAAATAAAGAAAATTCAGTGTCTATACACTCGCGTAAAATTGGTACTTTGATACTACCAATTTTACGAGACAGTTTTGCTTTTCGTTTAGACATTATCTTAACTTCCATCGGTTATGATTTCACTTAGGCGATCGACGGCGCCGGCGGCGAATCCGGTGGTCTGTACCATTTAAGGTAGTCACTGGGTGCTACCTTCATTTACAATAAGCGGGATTTAATTACCGAATGCGACACCGGCCATACCATTCTTGATACGGAGGATATTGTAGTTCACTGCATAAACGCGGTGAAGTGCGTTGCCACCTGTTGGTCCAACAATCGAGAGTTTGGCATTGTCGATGCGCGAGAAGTTTAGGGTTCCAGAGGGCTGCATCTTGCTCAAGTTGAGACAGAATGGCCATGTGAAGGTGGGGAGATCTAAGAGAACATCATCGGGGAGATCCGTGCTGTGCATTTCGGGAACGACGTTGTGGTGATACACTGGGGATGTATCTTCAAATAGAGCAACGCCATTGATGTAAAGAGAAGACTTTGAAAACGTGAACTCGGAGTCCCAGTTGGAAGATGTAGCATTTCCTGATACGAGGTGAAGAGATTTCACGGGGTGGTTAAAGTAACTGAGATCCATATTGGTGTCTGTGTTAGTGGCTGGCTGGTATTGTGTTTGGGTAAAAAGGATTTCATGATCATTCTCTGTAAAGAAATTACGTTCATCTGTATCTAAGTAGATGTAGTTACCATATACCTTTGGTGTTCCATCGGGGGTGTACCCATCACGGCATTTGATGCGAACTTCAACTTCATGATACTGGAGAGCAACGAGAGGAAGGGATTTAGTCCAATCTTCACCAAAGAAGAAGGGAACCATGTAATGATTTCCACCGTGGTTGGTTTTTTGGGTGTTAGTGGTGACAGTCGCAGAAGCCTTTGCAGCATTGTCACGGAGAAGGGGGTTGTGAACACCCTGAATAAAAAGGGAGTCGAGCGTGCACACCATTTGTCCACCGATCCACAACTGGAATTCGGTTGGAGACGATGCATTTCCTGAAAATAACCCGTTACTGTTATTGTCAATACCAGCGATATTGGCGTCTTCAATCCATATGTAGCTCATGAGGTCACCCTTGGAGCGGATGGGGATAGTGACTTCGTTATTCGCACCGAATGTGCCGATGTAATCTAAGCGCTCTGGCTTCATGGCAAAGTTGGTGTGTCGTTTGTAATTTTGACGGAAAAAGCTGACCTCTGGGTCTCCTGTGATATAGACATCCTGGGCACCTACCGAAACAAGTTCGATTAAAGCAGCTGACATTTATTAATAAATGATATTAAAAATCTGGCTCATAATAAACATATGGTAGTTTTTCAGGCTCTGACTTGGGAAGCTCGTGATGAAGACGACGAACATTTGATAAGTATTTTTGGTAAAACGGAAAGTGGGAAATCCATATGTGTAACCACGTCATTTACACCCTACTTTTTTATTAAACTCGATTCGAGAGTTTCAGCAAAGGAACTTTATAAAACTATCGATGAAAAATGTCCTGAATGTGTAATTTCTTATTCGGTTATGGATTCCAAGGATGTTTGGGGGTTTCAAAATAATCAGATGTTCCGTTTTATGAAGATAGATTTTGTAAATCTCCAAACGCGTCGTCGTGTGGATTATTTTCTAAGGCGTCCACTGCATTTATATTCTTCTGGACTTTTTAAAGCTAAAGTATATGAATCAAATTTGGACCCAGTTCTTCGCCTGATGCATCGAACTGGTATACAATCAACAGGATGGTTAGACACTGGTGATAAATGTATTCGCTCTCATCTGGCTATTGTAGATATTGATCTATTTTGTAATGATTGGACTACGTTGACACCCGTTAATAGGGATGACATTGCACCATTTGTAGTAGCATCTTTTGATATTGAATGTAACAGTTCTACAGGTAAATTCCCGGATGCTGATGTTAATGGGGATGCGTGTTTTCAGATTGCGATTTCCCTATGTAAGTTTGGCACCGATGAGCCATACGAAAAGATATGTCTGTGTTATAAAAATACGAGTGGACCTGATGTGAGGAGTTTTGACACTGAACGGGAAATGCTCGAGGCTTTTCAGAAATATATACAAGAAAAGGATGTAGATATTATAACGGGTTGGAATATATTTGGTTTTGATCTTGAATACATATACAAACGAGCTTTTATTTGTGGGTGCAACTCTAACTTCTTCAAGCTTGGGAAGCTCAAAGATCAGAGTTGTGAAATTGTTGTGAAAAAATTGAGTTCGAGTGCTCTAGGGGACAATCTTCTGAAACTTTTCCCTATGTCCGGTCGTTTCGTTTTTGATATGTTTCACGAGGTCAAGAAGGGTTACAAGTTGGATTCTTACAGTTTGAACAATGTTTCAAAATTATACATCGGTGACCAAAAATTAGACATGTCCCCAAAGGAGATGTTTGCTCGATATCTCGAGGGTGATCCGGATAAGTTGGGTGAAGTTGCAGACTATTGTATTAAGGATACTTTACTGCCCCACAAGTTGTTGAAAAAGATGTGTATTCTTTTGAATCTTTTAGAGATGGCAAAAGCTACATGGGTTCCGTTATGTTATCTTGTGGAACGAGGGCAACAGATTAAGGTATTTAGTCAATTGACGAAGAAGGCCCGTGAAATGGGGTTTATGGTTCCAACTATTCGTTATGGTGCGATACCCGAAGAACCCTATGAGGGTGCCACGGTTCTCGACGCACAAAAGGGAGCGTATTACACTCCAATCACAGCACTGGATTTTGAAGCACTGTATCCCTCTATCATGATGGCCCATAATCTTTGTTATTCTACGTATGTCATGGATGAAAAGAATTATGGAAATGTTCCGGGTGTCACATACGAAACGTTCGAAATTGGGGATCGAAAATATAAGTTTGCTCAAGGTGTTGAAAGTCTTTTACCGAGTATTCTTTTAGAGCTTAAACAATTTCGTAAAAATGCCAAGAAAGATATGGCCGCAGCAACGGGTTCTATGAAAGAGGTCTACAATGGTAAACAATTGGCCTACAAAGTTTCGATGAACTCCGTTTACGGTTTTACGGGGGCTGGTAAGGGTATTTTACCATGTGTTCCAATTGCTTCTACTACAACGTGTCGGGGTCGAGGTATGATTGACGAGACGAAAAAATATGTAGAAGAGAACTTCCCAGGCGCAAAGGTGAGGTACGGAGACACTGATTCGGTGATGGTTGAGTTCGATGTGGGTGATCGTAAGGGGGTAGATGCGGTTAAATACAGTTGGGAAGTTGGGGAACGCGCCGCGGAAGAATGTAGTGCCCTATTCAAGAAGCCAAACAATTTGGAGTTAGAAAAGGTATATTGGCCTTACTTTCTATACTCTAAAAAGAGATACGCCGCCAAGTTGTGGACGAAGGGAAAAGATGATCAAATGCATATGGACTATATAGACATCAAAGGTCTCCAAGTTGTTCGTAGAGACAATACACCTCATGTGAGGGAAGTGTGTAAAGAACTATTGGATGTAGTCCTCACATCAAGTGATCCCGGTCCACCCAGAGAACTTGCGAAGGAGCGAGCTATTGAACTTCTTTCGGGTGACGTTCCCCACGAAAAATTGATTTTGAGTCAATCACTATCGGACACATATAAAGTTGATGGTAAAAATGTCTCTATTACGAGTCCGGAAAGTGTTAATATTAATCAGGCACATGTTCAGGTTGTAGTAAAGATGCGAGAACGTAAACCAGGTTCAGAACCACAATCTGGTGATCGTGTTCCCTATTTACTCACAAAGACGGGAGATCCAAAAGCTAGAGCTTTCGAAAAATCGGAAGATCCGAAGTTTGTTGAAGAACAGGATATTCCTGTGGATTATCACTATTATTTCCAAAACAAATTTTTAAATCCTGTGTGCGATTTACTCGAACCCTTATTTGAAAACACCAAACAAGAAATTTTTGGTGAAATCATTGATCAACACAAACCACCGAAGAAGAAAAAGGAACCCTCGTTGACTGGTATGAAAAAAGAACAATTGATTGAGGAATGTAAAAAATTAAATTTGGATGACACTGGTAAAGTATTGGATTTACGAGAACGTATTAAAGAATATAGAATTAAAAAAAGTGTTAGTGTTGAAGACGTATTTAAAAACTACGAGCTATAATAGTATAAGAGATGAGTATTCCAGATAAAATCGTTGAACTGATAGAAGAAGAACTGAATGAGAGAATGAACACACTATTTAATGAATACGCGGATACAATTTCAAAAAAGCATGGAATATCTCTCAATATTTTATTAAGGGATCTTCCAGATATATGTTCAGTTACTTTATGTAAAGGGCAAAAAAGTGACGGACGAAGATGTATGTTTAAGGCCATCCACAATGGATATTGTAGACATCATAAAGAACAGGGTGAAAAAATCAGGCAACGGGTTCTAACCAGTGAACCTGAACATACACACGGAAATGAAATAATGTTTCTTAAAACTTGTCCAGCCTGTAATAAATATAAAGGGCTTATAGATATTAATCATATGTTTAACAATGAGTAAATCCGACATTCTGCTATCATCTATAAATACATTTTACACCGAAGAGAAGAATAAAACTAAACTATTGAACATTCTAGATAAGACGACGGGAATATCTCTCCGTAATTTGGAATGGTTTATTACAAATTATGCAAAAAAACATAACACATCATACACGACCAAGGATGGTAAATTTTTCACCGTTCACTGTGCTTATAAGTCTAGCCTAGATGGATACAGTAAAAAATTATTTGACCCTTTTTGTAGGTCCACAAAATTTCCATATACAATCCCAGGAACATCTCATGAAATTCAAACGACACTTGCTCAGTTAAATTTCATCAAATGGTGTATCAAAAACAATATAATCGATTACATTAGTGATAACCGCGGGTTTTTATTTAATAAGCAATTGACATAAATCCTTTTTCAAATGTGAAGGTTTGATACCCCGTATAATACATATTTAGGGAATATGTGTTTGAGGACACATCAACCGCTTGTCTGTACACCGGGTTTATAGGGGTTGTATCCAACTTTACTTCTATTGAGGTTTTGTCTGATTTAATTTCACTAAAATCAAAGTTTCCCGATGGTTCCACATTGATCGGATTCATCGAGAAACTGTATGTATATATGTTCCTATAAGGTCTAGCTAATCTATTTCTTGATGGAACGAGATATTTATAATATATATGCCCCGTGTCTAAGAGATTTGGTAGTTTAAATCCATCTATAGATAATGACGTAGATTCCATTATGGGGTTAAAAATAGATTCTTGGTGTATGAAGGCTGCGTTAGATGAAAAATTGAATCTATTCTGATACGCATACGTTTCAGCATTTGACGCGTTAAAACCCCATGCATCTGTTGATACATTTTCATCCTCAAATGACGTATTCCTGAGAAACCAATGTAAACATTTGACTGGAATGTTGGGTACAAGATTAGTCTTGATTGTATTTTCACCAATGACACTTATGGTAGAGGGGTGTTTTCTGACTAGATCTGTGATTAAAGTTTGTCTTTCCTTTAATAAAAAGATTTTTTCTTCCGCACTAACGGTAATCTCTTCAGTTACGATGTCAAATGAAGATATTTCTAAATTTTGGGTTGTGTTTGAGAAGAATGATTCCTTATGGAATTCCAGTTCAAATGTAAGTTTTTGTTTATACGCGGAACATAGGGGGAAGTATGGGCGATTTGGTTTATTTGAGGAATATTCATCACTGGCATATTTCCTCGAAAAGAAAAAGTGGAGGGGTATAACTATGTCGGCTTTACTTTGTGCGATCACGGGATTTGCCACGTCGGGAGTTTGATCATATCCTATGTTTCTGTTTACAAGAAATCTATTGGCAACTTTCTCAGACATTTCTAAATACAGTTCATCGTATATAATTCCCCAATCGTCATGTAATTTTTCAATCTCCAGTTCGTCAACAAACATAGTGACACTTTTGAGTATGTGTCTACCCAACTGATCTGCGTAATTTTCTCCCGAACTTAGCGCTGGCATCGTGATACTCAACCACATGTTGCTCAATAAATCACCCATATTGGTTGGATTGAATTGAACTTTAACAGTTTCCCCGAATGGCCACCCAGCTATTTGTCCTTTATTGACAACTTGGTGACTTCTATGATATTTTCTAAACTCAGAGTGTTTTAGTGGAGCTTCGTAATTAAAGAAAGATTCTTCTGGGTCTTTGGAAAGCAGGTGGGTGTCCTGTTTTCCAATAGCATTGAGGGAAATCTTAGCAGCTTCACCCATACTTACTATTGTTTATATATTTTTAATATCCATTTTCCACATTGTGAGGTGACTGGTTTTCATTATACGCTCCAAATCTTCGTTCGCGTCTTTAGCCTCCTTGAGGAGGGAGGCCACAGACTCC